CCTACTGCGCCTGTTCCTGCTACGCCTGTTGGAACAATCGTTTCTGCAAAAGAAATGACTACAGTCCCTACTGCGCCTGTTCCTGCTACACCTGCTGGGATTACTGTATCATCTCTGATAATCCCTACACTACCTATTGCGCCTGTCCCTGCTACACCTGTCGGTACAATAGCGTCTGAAAGAGCTATACTTACAGTGCCTATCGCGCCTGTCCCTGCTACAGAGACATTCCCATTGTCTCCCCAAGCACCGTCACCCCAACCATTTTTACCCCATACAGCACCGAGATATACAATGTTGTTATAGGATAAACCTAATGTCCCTACCGCACCTGTTCCTGCTACACCTGTTGGAACTACAACTCCAGTTCGGCTTATGGTAACCGTGCCTACTGCACTTGTACCTGCTACACCTGTCGGTACGATATTTTCATCCAGAACAAAACTTACTGTCCCTATTGCACCTGTCCCTACAACAGATACATTTCCATTAGCACCCCAAGCACCGTCACCCCAACCGTCTTTACCCCATACAGCGCCAAGATATACAGTTTTATCTGCCACTGTTCAGCCTCAAGCGATACGAATAATCGCAGTAGAAGCACCCGCAGCAGGGAACTGAATGGTAAAGTCGCCAGTACTAACAGTTTGGTCACCACTAAAACTTAACACCGCACAAGCAGAATTAGAGTTGTTAGTGTTGTAAATCATCGCTCCACAAGTAGTAAAAGAAGCACTTGACCAAGTAGTGTCGTTAAAATCACAAACTGCCGTAGTACTAGAAGCAACCGGAGTTACGTTAGTAAGAGTATTACCTCCTGCACTATAACCTGAACCACTTGTTTCATCACTGTTACCAGTAATATCACTGTAGTTAGTGCTTGCTGCACCGTAAGTGCCACTACCAGAAGCGGTTGCTTTTAATAACGCAATCTTCAAAGTATCCGCACCATTTTGTAAATCATGTAGCCCTTTAAGTAGTTCCACTTTAAAACTTGTGGGCATCGCTGTTCCTACTGTTATTGCCATGTTATATCTCCAATAGTTTTACAAGTTCCGAATGCCCAGCATCGCGGAATTGGTTTGCCAAAGTTGTGCGGTCTGAACGAATAGCTTGTTTCATATACTCAATCAACACCCCACGGATTTGCTTTTTAAACGCTTCTGCCTGTTCTACAATCAAAGGATGGCTATTGCCACCCACGTAAATTATTTTATCTAACGCTTGTTCAGCTAACTCTTCTACAGTAAAGCCACGTTTAGATACGGTAGTAACCTTTACGTTACCTATTTCTACAACACTTTCAGAACTTATCATTAGACTGAATCTACCCTAGTTTGACCGTTACGATACGCATCTTCCCGTAGTTTGCCATCTCCAAGATTTTTAAGTAACGCTAATGATTGTGCATACATGTTATCGTAAAGAGCTACCATATCTGGTTCTCCTTTTTGAAACCTAATTGCTTCAACTAAAGTACCATTTAGTAATGCTGAATCAAACTCTGTGCCCAACCATGTAGTCCCAGCGGTTACTATAGACTCTGGATAATAAGCAAAATGTATTTCTGCATCGAAATTAGCGTTAGGAGTTGGACCTACTATAAAACTAGTTTGGTCAAAAATAGCATAGTGCACAGGCACTCCTGTGGTAGCAGGGTTGGGATACGCCTCACGGATAAAATTAGAATCTTTATCTATTAAGTAAATATAATCACTTCCGCTAACAATCGCTAAAGAATAAGCGTACAAAAAACCAGAAGGCATTGTTAAATATTTATTACCGCTAGTTAAAGAACCTGTTTGATTCTTTCGCAGTGCAGGTAAAGACACCGTAGTGTATATTTTTTGCTCTGCCTGTTTGGTAAACATAGCAAGCTGGTCATCTGTGAACGTTTGCTCACAAATGTCATTAACATTGGTTTTAAGCTCTGTGTAGTTCACTACGCCATTGGTCCTCTTGCTTTAGTACCCTTAGTGGCTGCACCGTTACCACGAGTCTCTATACCGCTTGTCTTCATGTTAATAGGTTGATTAACTTGTGTGCCGGGACTATAAACTGTAGGTTCGTTTGGAAACTCTGTAATCTTAGGTGCTTTTTTACTTTCTTTTTTCATTTTAAATACCTCTTACGGTGTATTAGCTTGACCGCCCATACCACTATGAGCAGAGCAATAATAGTATAAAGTAGGGGCTGAACCAGCGACTGTTATTTGTGTATACGCTCCTGCATTACCGGGAACTCCACTAGTGGTAACTCCAGTAGTATATTCTGATCCCCCGTTCCATGTGCCATTAGGCGTAGTTGAAAACCGTAATGGATGCGTTCCGTTTGTACCATCTGATTGGTCAAACTTATAAGTTAATCCTTCTGTTAGTTCTATCGTAGGACTCACTACACCACCCAAATAAAATTTATTACCTGTTCCATACGAGTTTGTACCTGTTGCAACTGTTACTATAAAAGTATTAGTCACTATTCCTGATATAGTTACAACTCCAACTTTACCAAACCCAACTACTATAGAAGGATCAACTGGCTCTATATGACCTCTACTTGCAGCTAATTCTGCAAAGTCAGGTCTAGGGTTTCTAAGAGCTTGCGGGTCATCTACCGGAAACTCCCCTAATTTATTTTGCGGTTGGTCTGGATTCCAACACTCAGGACAGGCTTTTACTTGTGTTGTTACACCTCTAACAACTAAACTTCTCAACTGCCCTAGTCTGTACTGAAAACCACACACATCACAAATAGCTAATGCGTTGTGACCCGCTGCAAATCTTTGCCCCATTGTTTAATTTGTCCCAAATAAACGTGGTATTAAACTAATGGTAGCTTTTTCTCTGTCTTCTCCTGCGGCTAACTCAAATGCTTCTTCATAAGCTGCTTTTAATATAGGGAGACGTGTAACTAATTCTGGGTCTTTCATTGCTACGTAATAAGCCAACCCTGCTACTAAACAAGGTAAAAACCTAAAACTAACATCTGGAGTTTGTATACCTGCTCCCGCGTCTTGTATACGCCGCATCCTATAATACTTTAATATGTATGTAGGAGAATCGGCAGTGCCTTGGTCAGGAACAGGCCATAATGTAGCTGTAGGATTATCCCGCGCCCTATCTACGTAGATTTGTATAGGACGACCTTGACTTAATTTATTTGGTACAGTGGCGTATGTAGCTACACTAATACGAGATAGAGTAAGATCAGATTGCGTGCTCACGTTTCCAGAACCCGTTCTAATGACTTGCTCTAATAAGTCAATAGTATCAGCGGGTAAATCATACGTAGCTGTACCTTTTACTAAGTTTATAGTTCCAGAATCTATGGTCCACATATTGATACCACGATTTTGCCACTCAATAGTAAGCAAATTCATAGACCGCCTTGCGGTGCGTAGGTCGTAGCCAGAACGCATTTCGCGCCCAGCTCGTTCCCACGCCTCTTCAGCGATTTCAGTGAAATCCATGTTAAACGCAGTAGTACCGGAAGTAGCCATAATTTACTTCTTCTTTTTAGTCTTCTTGGTCTTTCTTTTAACTGGGCCTTTCTTTTTAGCGCCCGCTTTACCACCACCTTTCATACCCATGACTTTCTTACCTGCCATACCACCGCCACGCATACGTCTAACTGGCCCTGCTTTCTTTGCTCCGCGCATTTTGTAGTCTCCTATAAAATTTAGTGCGTAGTTTGTACATTGCTTCTGTATCATATTCTTGGAAACTTCTATCGTAGTACCCAAGAGGTCTTAACTTCTCGGCAGCTTTTTCTAACTTAGATAATCGCTGCACAAATAACAAAGCATATTCAGTATCTGTTTCTGGTTCAAACGCTTCGCTATCTAATAATTCTTGCTCTCCATCATCAGGATGAAAACCCATTACCCACATATCTCTATCTCTAAAAACATTGTCTGCAATGGCTTTGTTAACGTTATCTACAAACTGATGAAATTCGTCATTGTCCCTTATAAATTCTGTATCGACTATGATTATTAAGTCTTTTAAATCACTCCAATTATGAAGTGCCATGTATAACCGCTTATAATCTTCTTCCTCAAACTTAAAAACTATATCTACTTTGTTTTCTTGCCATGCTGCTTTTGCGTAAGGGCAAGCTGGTAAATCGTTAAACTCTGGATTACTTGGTTCTAGTACCTGTTCAGACCAATCTTTTATTTCCTTGATTATTCCTGTTCGTTCATCCCAAGTAATCATTTCTTTTTCTTAGCAGGTTTCTTCCGTCTAACCGCTTGAACTCTTCTTGGCTTCCCTGCTGGTTGTCCTAACCTTTTTTTCTGTGCAACTCTTTTTCTTTTCTCTGAAGTAGTCATTTCAGAAGAAGTCTTAGGTGTTTTACTTGACACCCTTTTTGTCGGTCTACAGTAAGGAGTACCCCTTTTCTCTCCCTTCTGCCGTCCACAAGCCTTGCCTGTTCGCACATCTTTCCAGTCTTCCTTGAACCAACGTTTTAACGCAGCTCCCTTTTTGGTTTTACGGACAGCCACTAAGACTTATTTCCCCAGTTCTTAGCACCTACCTTACGACACTTAGCAATAGCTCCAGATGCGTAAGCAGATGGAAATACTTTATACCGAGACTTTACTTTGTGATAACAGGCATCTTTAGTAGAACCACCTTTCTTTAACGCTACAGGTTTTATTCTACCCATACCTCTACACTTCATCATAACAACTAACCCATCGTAACCATTTTAGTAGGACGTACTCCGCGTGAAGCAATGCCACACCCACGTACTTTACCGCCTTTATTCATTCTCATGTCACGCAAGGTTTGTCCTTCTTCGTCTCTAATACGCTT